GTTGTATTAATAAACCTGTAAGTTTATTTGCACGTGCTGGTAGTAGCTGTTCTAACTGTTTGAAAAACGATAAATCAAATAAAGAAAATATTTCGATATATGCATTTATATCATTTCTCTGAGAATATTTTTTCCAATATGTCTGAGCTCTATGTATTAATTCTGGATATGATTTGTCATCTGCTTGTCCCGGGTCACCAATAAAATCATCTAATGATGTAAAACCTAAGTGTGCAATAATATCTTCATCAATCATTGTTTGTGGAGAAAAATATATCCCTAATTTTGCACTATCTAACGGAGCAGTATCAAATTCAGATCTTTCAGCTCTCGACTGAATGTCTAATGTTCCAAATAATCTATTTGATTCTAAACGTACTTTATTATCATCATATGTTCCTGCACCTAAAGATACCCCATCATAATAATACGTTTCTTCAATTGAGTCATATGGTGTATTAGTAGTCCAAGATGAAAATGATGCGGATATACCCGATGGATTTGGCTCAACGCCTAATAAACTACTTGTTAGTGCGTGATTAATTTTTTGTGTTAATGGTAATCTAAATACTAATTCATCATAAGCTTCAATATTGCCATTATATGCTGCCGGGGCCTTAACATGATTATTAAATGCAGTATCATTTAAACTACCAGTCCAAAAACGCAATTCTTGAAGTTGACCTTGTAGTCTAGTTGCAGACGTAGTGTCGCCTAATAATACTGTTCCGGAATTACCGAATGAGGCAGTTGCTGATGCGGAAACTGCTGCAATTATATTTCCATATTTTGATTTTTTTGCAACTACTTCAACTGTATTATTAGTTGTTCTTAATAAAACTGATAGCCACCCTCCATCGAATAATTCTATAGCATTAGAACTAGTTCCATTTAATTGTACGGTTCCTAATGTGCCACTATTATAATCTAGTGTTACTGTATTAGACCCGAATGTTAACAAATTCATTGTACTAGGTAATAATGGATTATCGATAACATTATCTGTTCGGAAACGCAGTTCAATTGAATTTATAGGCTGTGTATAGTTTATTGTTACATTTCCTGTTCCATTATTAATTAAATCTAATGCATAATCAAAATTTAATTTTTCATAAACCGGCGGTCTTTGGATTCTAGGTCCACCATATTCATTAATACTTATTAAACTTTGCGGAATTCCATAACAAGCTAATAAGGCTTGTACACTACGTTTTGTTCCCTTTGATTTAAGTAATAATGGTAAGTTATTTACGATGCGTCGCCATATAGCATATGTTTGATTTCTTCCAGAGACTGAAGGATCGCCTACTGAATTTGAACCAGTTAGCGGCGCACCTGTAGAATCAACGCCGAATATATATGTCCAAAGATCTTGTCCTTGTTTTCCATTTGATAAATTCCATCCAAACTGTTTAGCTACTGAATATAATAATTCATTTGGCATTCCTAATTTTGGATTTTCTTCTCGTTTATTAATTTTAGACATATGATTGATGTACATATAAAGTATATCATAATGATGTCCTAACATATTAACAAATGTAGAAAGTTGTATATTATCTGACTGAAATGAAATATGTTCTGGAATTGTTCTAATTAAAGAGTTTTTATTTTGCAGATCATATAATGAAGCTGAATCATAAACGCCAGCAAACCACGTTTGGAATTGAGAAGATGATATAGAGTATAACGTATATGGTATTACAGACGTTTGTTTAGGTACCGGCTGAATATAACTTCCTGATAACATCGGAACATTTGGATTTTCTAACGGAATATCATATGTTGATAGTTTCGATGATGACTGATAGTATAGATATTTTTCAAAATTATCAAATCCTCCTATTAACGATGATTTTAGATTTAAAAAGTCGTTACTGTTCGTAGTAGCTACGCTTCCAGATACTCCAGATATAAGTAAACTTTGCGATGTATAATATTCCAATAATTGAAGTTTATACTTAAAATTAATTAAGCGTTCTGTAGCTGAACTATAAAAAATAAAGTTATTGAAGTCAGAATAATCGATATTCAACTCTACTCCGGATAAACTTCCAGAGAAAATTGAATCAATGATTTGTTGTGATGTTTGTGTCGATGATGCTAATAATTCATTCCAACTTTTAAGGCCAGTATCAGTTGAAGTATCATACGAATAATTTGCTTGCCAATTTGGTCCAGATAATGTAACATATTGTTCAGATATTTGCGAATTAGCTAATAATACATTATCAATATATGCAGGTTTTAATTCTTCTACTACCCAACATTTAAAATTGACATCAAACTGTTCTGGTAATGGTTGATATAGTTTAACATATAAAAATTCACCAATTACAACACTATTAACAAATAAAACGCATTGATTTCTACTAAAATTTAGTAAATATGTTTTATAATAACCAGTATTTGCAGTTTGGTTTGTAGAGTCTACAAAATCAGTAATTTGTTGTAACCATTCAACACTAGATGCATCAATAGCTCGTAATTTTATTTCAGTACGATCTGGAGAAATTTCATCAATACGTAGTTGTTGTTGATCGTAATTACCTATTAAATTTTTAAAAAAATTAACAACAATTCTAAATTTACCATTTGAAATATTTAAATCATCTAGCGTATTAAATAAATCAATTGCAACTGGCGTCGACGGAAATGTAATTTGAGTTTGATTATTAAAATATTGCGGTATTTGTTGTAATGTTTGTACAGAATGATTGCCTGTAATCCAAGTTTCATTTGCATATACATGAAATTCAATTTTATTAGAAATAATCGTTGGATCAAATGTAACTGGATCTAATGGCGTTAGTGAAGAATATTGAGTTTGACTTCTATCAATTCGCTCTGCAGAAATTGAACTATCGGCACTAATAATTTCATTTATATTTGTATACTGCGTTAACATTAAAGTTCCTTATTCCAAACATCGACATTTTTAGATGCATCTGTTACCACAAAATATGTTTCATCTGCAATGATAGAATGATATCTAAATATTCCTGCAGATTCATCAAATGGATTTTGTTCAGCATCACTATCACATGTAATTGTAAAATAATCACCTGATTCGAAATTATTATTAGGTATAACAAAATCTATATACAATGTTTGTTGTTCGCCAATATCTCCACGTATCAATCCCGCTGCACTTTCACTTTGTTGAACGTTAACTACATATGTATTATATACACTTAATTCCGTATTAAGTGCAATTCGTTTTGAAGATATAATTGTAGATGAAAAATCATCATTAGCATTACAAGTACTTGTTAAAAGTTCTATTTTTAATATTAACGATGTAGGTATCAATGTTAACTCGGTTGGATTATCTGGTAATTCATTTAATACTTCTTGTGCATATCCTGACACAGCTAAATACGTTGATGCTAAATAACCGTATGGATCAATTGATTGATTGTTTGTGAAAGATAAAACTGCATTTGCTAATTCTTCTGCTGCGATTAAAACGCTAGGTATAAGATTAGGATTAAATTCCGGTATATCCATGTACTGTGTACTATAAAATGGACCAAATTTAGTCCGACCTCCACCTTGTCCTTCGAAACTTATATTAGGGCCGCCCTGTGCTATCCACGCTTTAAAAGTACCCCATGGGAAATTAGAATCATTTGTCTGAAACTTATGTTTAATCTTTGCGCGTATACGAAGATCCTTACCAGAGTCTTTTACTTCAGTTGAAACATAATAAGCATTTTGTTTTTGTTGCGGCGTTCCGGCTACTACTTGTGATAGCTCTAACCCGCGCGGATTAAATGTTAAACCATTTGCAGAAACGCTTTGATTAGAAGTAGGTTTATATCTACTGTATATTAAATCTAATACCGGCAATTCGAAATCAATTTCTGGTAAGTTAACTACGCTAATATTAACTGTAGCTGGAAAATTAAAATATGTAAATTGCGTATTAATAACTTTTAATATTGATTTACTATTAACTCTATATGTTGTTGGTTCGATAATCAAAGGTTTATCTTGTTCAACGGTAACAATACCGTCATCATTTCGTGGAACAATATTAGGATTATCAGAAGTTACAGTCAATCCATTAATCAAATATTTACCTATTAGATCAACGTTAACTGAATTACTAACTAAACTGATATTACTATTTATTGCTGGCATTACCTAACTACTTTAAAATAAATTTCGTCATCGATATAATCTTCTACAATTCCATCTACGATTTTTAGTTCTACGCGATAATATCGTTCTGGCATAAAACTATTCATATCAATGTAAATGAAATTGCTTGTGCTATCGCAACTTACTTTATTATAAATATTATCAAACGGAATTATGTATTCATCTGTAGCAGCATCCCGTATTGCATAATATGTAGTAGTTGGTAAATATTTTACTGTTTGTGTTGGAAATAAATTAGTAGGAGATTTCCTAGGGTATTTATCTCGAGCATAAATTCTTAATTTAGCAATTTCCGTGTCTTTATACTGCGGTTTAACCTTAGTATATGTCACATATGACTCTGTATCTACCTCGGTTAAAGATCCTGTTGTAAAAGTGCTATTATCCCATAACATAGTTAATCTAGGAACATAGATTGTATGCGTTTCACGACTAAAATAACGAATATAACCAGTAACCGTAGTATCTGATTCATCTGCATCTGAAAACTTCAAAATAAAGCCGTTATTCTCTATAGTTTGTCCGCCACTTCCGGATAACCATATTTTTACTGCATCAGTAACATCCATATAAATGTCTGTAGGACGATAAATAAATGGCTCAGATAAATTTACTCCAGGTTGATAAAAATATGATGAATCAAATGAAGATGTATTAAAATTTCCACTTCCAGATTGCCATAACCAACTACCACCTTGACCCGAACCAGATACATATAATGATGTACCTGCTACTTGTATTTGTTGTGAGCTAGATATCCAAAGATCTCCTACTTGTGAATCTAATGACCAAGATGCCATTGGCTTTGCCCATTGTACACCATCAGTTAGAATAGGATTTGATAATTGATACCCTGTTCCATTAATCCATGGTTGTGCAACTAAACGAGATTCTAAAGTAAAATCAGCTGGCAAATTTTTTGCATGTGTTGTATAAAGTTGCAGTATAAACTTAACAGCATTAAGATTAACAGAATATTTTTGAATGGCTGTTGTAATTTCAGATACATCAAATTTAACTAAAGTTCTAGATTTCAATAATGTTTCACCATCATCTCCTAAACGTTTACCTATTTCTAAAATTTCATCTAGTCCGGTATTTGTTTGACTTAAAGCGCTACTAGTAGTAGCACCTTCATAAAGTGTTGCATCTTTTTCTGCATAAAATATTCTAAACATTTTCTATCCTATCTTATTACATTTGCAAATTCCTGATTCAACATATAAAACTCCTTCCGTAGTATCTTCACTGCCATATATTTGTATCATATACATTCTATTTAACCGAATTTCTATAATATCATATGATATTTCTAATGCATTGCCTAGGTAATCATAAGTATTAATATCTACTTGAAATGCACATGGATATAAAAAAGTAGACATATAATCTACTCCGTCTTGTATACTATCAAATTTTGGTAATACTGCTAAAGTCATGATATATTTGCTTCTGTTAATTCTGTAATTGTTCCGTATATTACAGATGCTGTTATAGCTGTATTTGATGTTGTATTTGAAACTACTAATGGGGCTACACCTGTAATATTAATTGTGCTGCTTCCTGAGGTTATAAGAAGTGAATTATGCAACTGTATGCTTCCAGAAGGAGTTGTATTTACAATTATACTAGATGTTCCTAAATTTTTTATTTGTGAGTTAAGTAGATTAAGATTTACATATTGCCCATTAATTATATCTGATGTAGAATTAAATAATGCATATGTATTTTTTAGATTTAATGTTCCAGTAGTTGTTGTATCATTGCTAATAAATAACCCACCTGTTATGCTTGGTATAATATTACTATCATTAAAAATAATTTTTCCTGTTCTAGGTCTAGCAACGACTCCTTGGAAATTACCTGTTATATTACCATTAAAGTTAATTTCTCCAGAACCGGCATTTTGAAAAATAACATTAGTAAAATTTGCTGTTTCAAAATTAATTGTTCCGTTAACATATATTTTTTCTGATGTGGTACTTGAAAAAGGTAATCTATTATATTTAAAATTATAATATCCGTTTAATATTGTTGTTCCTTGAGAACTTCCTCCAAATGTAAATTTACTTGCAATTCCTACATCACCAACCTCATACCAATTAATATTACCAATAAATTTAAAAGTTGACAAATTTGCGGATGTTTCATATGGTCGCCCAACATATTCACATCTATCTATATTTGCTATAATATTAGGACATGCATTTACTTCACAAACAATTGCATCATTACTACCTAAATTTTGAATACAATTGATATTTAAAACAGCAATGCTGCTAGTTGTTAAATCCCTAATTTGTATTGCTCGATAATATGTTGATCTAACTTTTCTAGCATTTATGTAATATTGTGCATCAGAAGTTGATCTGATTACAATTGGTGCACCTATGCCTGATTGACCAACATTATTACCAGTATGTGTATAATTTATTTCATCAGCTGTTATTTTTATGATAGAAGTTGAACCTGTAATAGTGTTACCTCTAGTACCAATTAAATGAGATTTAGAAGTTAGAGATTTAACTTCACAATCAAAAGTACATCCATCGCCAATACCCGGCTCATAGAATACAACAGCACCCCCAAAACTGTCAGCTCCTGTAGAACTTCCGCTAAACTCTAAATCACCTCTAACTATACATGTACTTCCACTACCTGGTGATTTAAATAAGTACATATCATTACCTGTAACTGTTTGGTTGTAAAAAAATATTTTTGATCCTGGGCTAAAATAATAGTAGGTATTGTCCTTCCATAGGTTAACTAAAGAATCTATCTGCCCATTATAAGGGTTACCAGCAGCATTTGTATTATCATATGACCATGTACCCGGAAACACATATATTAGTGATCCGGATGAAGCTGCATTTCTAGCAGTATAAAGATTTTGATAAGGTTTACTTATATCTCCAATAGTTCCGGTTACATCACTGCCACTAGGTGAAACAAATATTGTATTAACTAAATTAAATGATGGGATACCAGGCACATAGGAGGCGCTTAAAGCATATGATGAACTAACTGCATTTGTTACATACGAAGCAGTTTGTGCTGTTTCTACATATGAAGCGGTTTGAGCAATTGCTGCATACGAAGCTGATATTGCATTTAATGCTAACGACGCGGTTCCTACAGAATCAGCATATGATGAACTAATAGTTACATAATCGGTAAATAATGCATATGACGCAGTATTTGCTATACTAGCAGTACCAATTAAATTTCCATAGATACTCCCTGTTACATTTAATGAGCCAGACAGCATTACGTCTTCACGTTCTGCTCCCATTAAAACATCATAAATATCTGAAACATAACTTGCTGAAATAATCGCCCCGGGAACGATTTGTGCAAAGTTATTAGATAATACGCCCATTATAATCCTTTTAGTATAAATATACGCGGATTAATAACTTACTACTCGTCCGCGGATATCTTGATTAGGAAATTTAACTTCGAAAATACTAGGATCTAATGAAGGATAAATTACACCATTACGTGTAGCTGTGTTTAAATCATAAATGTTACCAGAGTAATTTTTAGACGTTTGGTATACGTTTGCAAAATTAACTGCAATCACATTCTGAACACCTTTAACATTTCCTATAGTATTAATAACGTCAGTTTTTATAATTGGCTGATTAATTTGCCATCTATCTATACTAAAATATGTTTTTAATGTATCAATGCAACGAATAAGCACATCGTTACTATTGAAATTAGATAATACAGAAATTTCAAAATCTAAAGCTATATTAATTATAAATGCATCTTTAATATTAATAGCATCAGTTAATATACGATAATAATTTAAATATGTTTTTAGATTTTCTTTGATTGCTTGATTAAGTGCTACCAATTGTTTATTTTCATTAAATCCTAAAACATACATATTCATTGCTAAAGGATTTGCAACTACGGATTGTTCTAACGCTTCTTGTCTAATTTGATCGTCTGGTACGATATATGCTTTTGCAACACTTCCGAATTTTGCCGGCATTGAATATGCACGAATAATATAATCTTCTCGAGTCACTAATCGATTCTGTGTAGCAAAATTAGCTAAAGCATTATTTTTAATATCTTGCAATGATTCTGCTGAATTAGCGCCCGTCGCCGGATTAGGATTTGTAACAGATATGCTAGATTTTACAAAATTAGTTATAGCAGCATTTGTTATACTATTAACATCATCATCAAATTCTATAAAATTGATTTGTGTTAGTACATTTGCTGGTACATTATCTATTATTCCATTACCAACTGTATATTTTACAGTTAACGTAGTATTAGATGGAGCTTGGCCATACGTTCTAGTATAAAGGAAATTTGACGGATCGATATCAACATCTACCGATCGCCTAAAACCTGATAATCCGTTTCCTACATTATCTGGATTTGGTATTATTTCTTCATCATTATTATCCGATATTCCACTTCCGAATTGTATCTCGAGTTTACCATCACTACGTAACCTAGATATAAAACGTTTAGCTGTTTTCTTCATTTTAAGTAAACTAGGAGCAGACGAACGATATATTGATAGTTCCGGGTCGTTCTCTAATAAATTAGGAACTTCTTCAAACAAGGTATCCTGTGCTAAATATGGTACATGATACCAGTTATCCCCATCTGTTTCTTCTACAGATAAAAGATCAATTACGTTAGTATCAGGTAAAACAACTTTATCATATGGTATAGGTTGTGTAAACGTATATGTTGCACTTTTCACTTGGCCTGATACAGCACGGACTTGTTTCTTTAAAAGATAATATATAGGTTGATTTGTAGCATCATCTACTTCATAAATTGTAACTTCGGTAGGACTAAAACTAGACGAAAATGCGAAATCTATAGAATCTAATGTTCTAAATATTGCAGAACCATTTTCTTGCTTTACTTGAAAACCCGGTTTCACTGATAATGCATATGTAAAATCCGGACGAACTAAGT